GTCTAATCAAGATTTAATCAAGATTTTTGTCCTTCGCTGTACCTTCGTTGTCTCTCCCGCCGGGCGTCTCTGCTACACTGGGCGCAAAGGGGGAATGAGCGCCAATGTGGCACAAGTATAACCCGAACCCTCACGGGAGCGGCGTCGGGGACTGCGTAGTGCGGGCGGTAGCTGCGGCCACTGGGCAGAGCTGGGAGCAGGCCTACATTGGATTATCGCTGACCGGCTTTGCTCTCGGCGATATGCCCAGCGCCAACCGCACATGGGGCGCATACCTCCAAAAACGCGGGTTCAAGCGCCGTTTGGTGGAGGCAGACTGCACCACCTGTTACACCGTGGCAGATTTTGCCCGGGAGTACCCGCGTGGCGTGTACGTTCTTGGCTGCTCCGGCCACGTCCTGACCGTCATCGACGGCGTGTGGTGGGACAGCTGGGACAGCGGCAGGGAGTGCCCGATTTACTACTGGTATAAGGAGGACTAAGCAATGCCATACATTCCATACGGATACCAGCCCGGCTATTATGGGCAGGCAATGCCGGATCAGCTTGCACAGCTTCGGCAAAACGCATACCAGCCGCCGACAATGCCCGGTCAGGCAGCGCAGCAGGCAGCGCCGTCCATCATCTGGGTGCAAGGCGAGGAGGGCGCAAAAGCATACATGGTTGCCGCCGGGAACAGCGTTTTACTGATGGACAGCGAAAACAGCGCTTTTTATATCAAGAGCACGGATGCAAGCGGAATGCCGCTTCCGCTACGCGTGTTTGACTACAAGGAGCGCACCACAGCCGCAAAAATGCCACCACAAACGGCGCAGCAGCCCGGCGTGGAGTTTGTCACAAGAGCAGAGTTTGACGCTCTGGCAGCCCGTTGTGCGGCTCTGGAAAAGCAAGAGCCTGCAAAGCCTGATATGGAGGTCAAGTGATTATGTCCAATCCTCTTTTTAACGTACTGGGCGGCGGTATGCCCGCCATGCCAAACCCGATGGGGCAGTTCGGGCGGATGATGCAGCAGTTCCAGCAGTTCCGCGCAAACTTTCAGGGCGACCCGAAAGCAGAGGTGCAAAAACTGTTGCAATCCGGCAAAATGTCGCAAAACCAGCTCAACCAGCTGCAGGCGATGGCAAAGCAATTCCAGCAGTTTCTTCGTTAAGTCGTAACCGTGGCCACGGTTCAAGCATAAAAACACTTCAAAACACACGAAAGGAGTACAAGAATGTCTCTTTCTTCCGATTCTGCGGTTCTGACCATGCCGGTTCAGCCCGCAAACACCAACGGCAGCAACGGCTTTGGCTTTGGCAATGATTGCGCGTGGTGGATCATTATCCTGTTCCTGTTCGCTTTCTGCGGCGGCTGGGGCGGCAACTGGGGCAACAACGGCAACGCAGCCACCGGTGCCGGTGTCGTGGACGGCTACGTCCTGACCTCCGACTTCGCCAACATTGAGCGCAAGATGGACAGCATCAACAGCGGCCTGTGTGACGGCTTCTACCAGCAGGCGCAGCTTGTCAACGGCGTGCAGCAGACCGTGAACAACGGCTTCATGTCTGCCGAGATCAGCCGCGCAAACCAGCAGGCTGCTTTCATGCAGCAGCTCTTTGCTATGCAGATGCAGCAGCAGGAGTGCTGCTGCGAGACCCGGTCTGCTATCCAGGGCGTAAACTACAATCTGGCTACCCAGTCCTGCGAGACCCGGAACACGGTGCAGAACACTACCCGGGACATCATCGACAACCAGAACCAGAACGCCCGAGCCATCCTTGACGCACTGACCGCACAGCGCATCGAGGCAAAGGACGCGAAGATCGCCGAACAGGGTCAGCAGCTGTTCGCAGCACAGCTTGCGGCATCTCAGGCAGCCCAGAACGAAACGCTCAAGGCATACATGAGCGGGCAGCTGGCGTACTACAATCCCCGCCCTGTGCCTGCTTTCCCGGTTCCTGCACCCTACCAGTACGGCAACTGCGGCACCGGATGCGGCTGTAACGGCTGCGCATAACCAAATAACGGCAACTGACTACAATTTGTAGCCTGTTCAGCCCCTGAGCTGATTTTGCGAACCAGAGCGCCGGGGCAAAAGTCCCGGCGTTTTTATTATGAAAGGAGCCGATAAAATGGCTGAATTTACGAATTCCAATACCGTGGCAGTAGCCGTTGGGCAGGATCTCCCGTTGACGGAGACTGCGGCGAAAGCGCCTGCGTGCATTGTGCACCGTGCTGGCAGCGGCCTTGTGACACTTCGCGGCCTGACAAGCGGGCAGTGCCGGGCCCGTTTCAAGGTTAGTTTTGGCGGCAATATCGCCATTCCCGCCGTCGGCACTGTGGGCCCCGTTTCCGTTGCTCTGGCCGTCGGTGGCGAGCCGCTTAGTAGCGCAACCGCCATTGTCACACCTGCTGCAGTCGAAAACTACTTCAATGTTTTTGTGGCAGCGTTCATCGAGGTGCCGCGCGGCTGCTGCGTGACTGTGGCGGTTAAGAACACCAGCACGCAGGCGGTCAGCATTGCAAACAGCAACTTGATCGTTGAGCGGGTAGCATAAGAAAGGAGATAAAGTCATGCTGGATAAACTGAATCATCTGAAGGATGAGATGTGCGACGAGCTCATGGAGCTGACCGACAAAAAGAACCGATCTCCGGGTGATGTTGAGATGATCGGCGAGATCGTGGACATCGTTCTGGACATCCACCGCATCGAGGATTACTGCGAGGGCGGCGAGTACAGCCGTACAGGCGAGTGGGAAGCCGATATGCGCGGATCCTTCAACCGCGATGCCGGAAACGGTTACAACCGGGGCAACAGCTATGCCAACCGAGGCCGTCACTATGTGCGCGGACATTACTCCCGCACGGATGGACGTGATCGCATGATCTCTGACATTGAGGACATGATGCAGGACGCCACCGGCGCAGAGCGAGACGCTTACAAACGAGCGGCGGACATTCTGCGCAACGCATAAGGGGGGAGGGCGGCAAGTATGGACATCGACGAGATCAACACCCATATCCACAAACTGAAATGCGGATCGACCGACTGGCAGAGCGTGGAAAAACTTGCCGCCCTCTGCACCGTGAGGAATGAGCTGGAAGAAAAACAGCAGCCAGAACCGCAGCTGGTTGAAGTGCACGAGGCAAAAATACCGGCATACTCCACAGCATCGGATCCACAAAGCGAGTTTGTCCGCGCGGCCAGCGCTGTGCCGTTTGGCAGTCTTATGGACGTTCTGGACGAGCACATGAGCGCCATAAAAATGGTGTACCCGAAAGAGTACGAGCTTGTGATGCGAAAAATAAAGACGCTTTGACGGTAAAATTTGCAACGGTTTTACAAATTCAGTTTTTAAAATTGCAAAGTTAAAATCCGATTCATAAGCCAGCAACAAGCTAGCAAACAAAATAATATTTACGTTAATACGCAAAATGAAATTGTTTTGTAATCAGTAGGTTGCAGGTTCAACTCCTGTCACCAGCTCCAAAAATAAGCGCACAGACGATAGATTTTGAATTGTCTGTGCGCTTTTCTTTTGTAAAAACGGTGCAAAAGTACTCAAAAACGTGTAATAAACTAGCAAATAAGCTAGCAAAATCAGTATTTCATCTTCTGCATTTCCTGCAACAAATATGTCGGGTCGTTGTGAGAGACATATTTGTTTGCTGTTGTCGAAAAGTTCTTGTGTCCGAGAATGGATTGCACAGCGGTTTTTTCCAGCCCACACTCTACCATCTTGCTGCTGGCGGTATGTCGCAGCGTGTGAGGATGGACGCCATCAATATTGCACGCTTGCATCAAAGCGCGGAACTTTGTAGCAACGTTGCGTTTGTCCAACTTTGTGCCGGCCTTAGACGGTATCAGCCATTCGCATCCACTGTCCAGCATCCAAAAAGCGATAATTTTATAAATCGGTTCAAGAATCGGGATAATACGGTTTTTGCCCGCCTCCGTTTTTTCGCCGCCTCTCATATATCTTTCCTTCAGGTATACATCTTCACATCGCATGGAAAGGAGCTCATCGATGCGCATCCCTGTATAAAGAAGCACCATGGAAATCTGCGCTGTCTGCCCGAACTTCGGGTCATCCTGATAACTTCGGATCCGCTCTATCTCTGCCGCGGTCAGAGTCCGCTCTGCTTTACCGACAGACGCCGGAAGCTGCAGCAAGGAAGCATAATTTTTGTTAATGATGTCCTGCGCCATCGCCCACTCGCACAACTGGCTGAAAAGTGTGCGTTCTTTTTCGCAGGAAGAGCGCGAAAGACCTTTCTCCACCATTTTATCTATGATCTGTTGATAATCTTCCGTTTTAAGGTCCCGCATCTGTCGGTTGTACAATGACGCTGCCTTGTTATAAGCAAGCTCATAACCCTTTATCATGTCGGTGCTGAGTTTTGCAAATTTTGGCTGCGCCTTCCATTTTTCGTATGCATCTGCAAATGTGCATTTTAGACGGGCTGCTGGCGTGTTTTGCGCGTTGTAAGCGTCCAACGCCTGCACCGCTTCGCCTGGCGTATCATACGTCCCGAGCGTTTCGCGCGCAGACGTGACAGCGATATAGGATTTATGATTTCGTTTTCCGGTCATTTTGTACACAGTCCCGCTGCCCTTCGGACGGCGGCGCTTTTTTCTTTGTACAGGTGGTGCGTTCTCTGGCTGTCGCTTTCCGCACCACTGGCAAAACATCGCCCCATCGGGGATATCTCTTCCGCATCGTTCGCAGGTCACGGTTTTTCACCTCGCTTTGCGGTGTAGGCTGTCTCTCCGCTTCTGGCCGCGTCCTTGCCCGCCTTATAGGCATCCCGCACTAGTTCAAGCGGCGGCTGTGGTGCTCCGGGCACTGGATCTGCGCCGGTTGCCACGGAGCAGGTGTAGTTGTCGATGATCTGCCCGCACACGGCTACCTTGTTTTGCAGGGGAGTGTGCAGGTTGGCGCACACCTCTGCGATCACGGCGGGCGGGTAGCTGCCATGCTCGCCAAGGACGATAAAAAGCAACATCTCTTTGACCATGCGCGGCGCGGTGTCAAAGTAGGCAGCCAGGGCGGCGTCAAGCTCTTCGTCCGTCAAATCCGTTGTCGGCTTTCGGTATAGATCTGGGTGTAGCATCTCCTGAAATGGTGCCAGAGGGGAGCCCCCGCACGCCTCGAACCAGTCCATGATCTTGTCGGCGGGCGGGCTGGATGCACCGCACTCCCAACTTTGCACAGTCGCACGGCCTTTGTTGATACGCCTTGCCATGTCGGTCTGG